GTACATACTTAAGTATATGAAACGGGAATAAATGGGAACAAACGGGAATTCCCGTTTTTGAACATGAAAAAGCCACGCGTAACAGCGTGGCTATTTTTGTAAATAAACTACTTTAATTAAATAGTTCCGGGTGTTCTCTCTTGTAGTCTTCGTACTCTTTTTCCTGTTGTGTCTCCAGGGCCCTTAACAGCAGGCGCACAACCTTCTTTTTGTCTTCAGACAGATGTTTATAGGTGTCGATAACAAACTCAAGGTCAGGGCTGAATTTTACGTCCTTCTGCGTCTCTTTCCCTGTCACTAAGTATTCAGTGCTACAGCCAAGCTCTTTGGCAATCATTTCAATTAGTCCCGGCTTCTTCGGAACAGTTCCAGTAGTAACACGATTTGTGAAACTCTTGTATGACTGTCCTAAACGTTCAGCCAGATCCTTTAATGTCATTCCGTTAGCTCTGGCCCTTTCCTTAACACGTCCCCAGAAAGTATCAGTGTTGTAAAACTCCATTGCTTTGTCCTCCATTTCCCCTTTGGTAATAACAAACATAGCGCAGTAGTACCCAAAATTCAAGAAAAAAAAGACATAAAAATGGCTTTTGAAATGTATTTTGCCCGTTGACACACGGAAAAACCTGCCTTAAGATAGGCTTGAGCAGATAAAAAGAAACGGAAAAGCCTAGAAAGAGAATAGGAGGGAACATGGCAAGAAATGACAAGAACCCAGGGAGGATTACTATAAGACCTTTTGCTGGTGCAGAGTCTGAAGTAGTCTCCCAGGCATTTAAGACTTCGGAAATGAAAAGGCCAGACTTTTACACCCAGGCAATAGTGCTGGGATGCAAGCAGATGGCAGAGAAGGGGAAAAGAAAATGAGCGCACTTCTGACAGCAGCGCAGACAGCTGAAAAGCTGGGGATAAGTTACAGCTATTTCCGGCACCTGATGGCAAAGGATCCGAAGGCCGTGCCGCCTTTCCTGGTAATCGGAAAGTGCAGACGCTGGCGTGAAGAGTCCATAGCTAAATGGGCGGAAGAAATAGAAAAAGGAGCTTTAGCCAAGCTCTCTTAAAACAAAAACGGAGCCAGCGGCAACTGGACTCCTAAATAACCTGGTGAGAGGTCAACTCTATTGTAGTCGGCCTCATGGAGGATGTAAAGATGCTTACAAGATTATTCCTTATGTTGGCTGTACTTCTGGCTATACTGGCCGCCAACACCGCAGAAGCAAGTGCACGCAGAGTAGAACGTGCACGTATCAAGAAGACAGAGAAAGCTCGCAGCTACAAACAGCTCATGGATTCCATGCCGGATGTGGTATGGACAGCTGAAATCTACGCTGCGACCTACAACTTTTGAATGGAGGCCTAGAGTATGGCTATAAATATCAAAAACACAAAAACCGTAGCAAACAACGGCATTAAGATGCTGGTCTACGGGCAGGCTGGAGCTGGAAAGACAAGCCTCATAAAGACGCTTCCGGCACCTATCGTTTTGTCAGCGGAGGCAGGACTGCTCTCTATCGCAGGTGCTGACATACCGTACATTGAAATTCACAACTTCGCAGAGCTAGAAGAAGCCTACAACTATGTGAAAGAACATAGTTCCGAGTATGGTACAGTAGTGCTTGATTCTATCTCCGAAATTGCCGAGGTGGTTCTTGCAGCTGAAAAGGACAAGGCCAAGGATCCCCGGCAGGCGTATGGAGCTCTCCTGGACACCATGAACGCAATGATCAGAGCGTTCCGGGACCTTCCGCTCAACGTGTATTTCTCCGCGAAAATGGACAAGATCCAGGACGATACCGCGAGGATCTATTACGGCCCATCTTCACCCGGCACAAAGGTTAGCCAGGCATTGCCTTACTTCTTTGATGAAGTATTTGCGCTGCGCGTAGAGAAGAACCAGGAAGGAACCCTTGAGCGCTGGCTTCAGACATTCCCGGATGGTGTCTACGTAGCAAAGGACCGTTCCGGCAAGCTTCAGGACTTTGAGAAGCCTGACCTGGGAAAGATTATCCAGAAGATCGGAGGCCGCGCATGAAGGGACTGTTTAAGTGGCACAAGCCGGAAATCCACCCGGTTTGCGAGAACGTGACCGGCAATCATCCCGGTGTTGGTATTCAGGATCCGAACCCGCTCAAGCTGCAAGAGAACGATAACAAGCTCTTCACCTGGGACGATTCTGTGGCCAAAAACACTTATATGTGAGAGGCAAATTATGGCGAAGAACTTAATTCCTGTAAAAAACGGCGTAGCAGACATAAAGACCCTTTGGGCACGTAGGCGTGAAATCAAGAACATCATGGACACTCTGAAGCTTGAGGACGGCGCTATTGTCGCGGCTATTGCCGAGAAGCTTGGCGTAGATCTGCAGAAGGACAGCACCAGCAACTATGACGTTGACGGACTGGTCCTTAAGGTCAAGCCAAAGATTAATCGCACGGTTAATACGGAGAGGGCACAGACCCTGTTGTCGGAAGATCCAGACGCACAGCGCTTCGCGGATCTGTTCAAAACGAAATACGAACTTGCAGAAGGCAAGTGGAAAGCTCTGAAGCCGGAAGAGCAGGCAATCTTCAAAGACTGCGTCACAGAGAAGCCCGGCAAAACTGAAATCACGGAGGAAAAATAACATGGTATTTGGAAGCAACGGTATCGACACAAGTAAAGTTGAAGAAAGCTACAGCCTGCTGCCGGACGGATGGTATCAGGCTCAGATCCAGGAAGAGAAGGAACAGGCCACATCCAAGGGCGGAACCCTGCTTGTCTACACCTTCGCTATTGTCGGCAAGTATGACGGTGACGTCTTCACAGCTGCTTACTCCGGCAGAAAGATTTGGGGAAGCTACAACGTAGTCTGTCCCGGATCCGAAAAAGCCGAGCAGATCGCAATGAACGAAATTGCCAAGATGGGCAAGGCCTGTGGCCTTATCAACATCCGCAACAGCTCAGACCTTCTGATGAAGACGCTGGACATCCGCCTGGGTACAAGACAGGATCCCGGCTACGAACCGAAGAACGAAATCAAAGGCTACAGATCCAGCACAAGCGCTGCACCTGCAACGCCTGCACAGCCGACAATCGGACAGGCCCCTGCCGCTCCGGTAACAGGATCTAATCCGCCCTGGGGAGCACGCTAATGATTTTGGAAAGACCTATGGAAACGGTAGGATCCATTGACGCAAAGCTGGCTATCCGTGAGAGCAAAAGATCTCCGCGCGATTACCTGGGCATTTCCTATGCCGGGGAAAAGTGTGACAGGCAGATCTGGCTGACTTTCCGCTGGGCAAAGGCTGAAGTTAAGAGCGGGCGCATTGTGCGCCTGCTCAAACGCGGCCAGCGCGAAGAGGCGGAGATAGTCAAGCTTCTCAGGATGGTCGGCGTCAAGGTAACGCATACCGGAAGAAAACAGGCTGTTGTCGAGCTCTCTCCGTGGGTGAAGGGACATGCTGACGGCATTATTGAAGGCGGCCTTAAAGAAAGCCCTAATAAAAGACACGTGCTGGAAATGAAGACCAGCAATGACAAGGCCTTCCAGGACTTGAAGAAACGGGGCGTACAGCTCGCAAAGCCTATGCACTATGTGCAGATGCAGCTTTACATGCTGGGCCTCAAGATTGACCGTGCTTTCTACTGGTGCGTCAACAAAAATGATGATGAGGTCTACACGGAAAGGATCCATCTGGACAAGGACTTTGCAGCCAAGCTCAGTGTCAGGGCAATCATGCTCAGCACTGAGGCTATCATGCCGGCACCATTGAGCAAACTTCCGACCTGGTATGAGTGCAAGATCTGTCCCTTCTGGGGCATTTGTCACAACCACGAAGAAGCCGAACACAACTGCAGAACATGTGAACACGCGCACTTCAATTCTGACGGCACAATCATGTGCCGGGAGCACAACGTGCTGCGTGACACAAAGGCGCAAGAAAGAGGATGCAAGCAATTTAAGCTGCACTTTGATTTGGAGGCACTTACACATGAAGCATGAAGAGTTTGTTTGTTTGGTTAGCGCCGACATGAGGCGCAACGCAGTTTGGATCAGAAGAAGTGCCGTGCTCTCAGTGAAGCCGGCAAAGGATGAAACCGTAGATCTGCTGATGAGCAGCGGAAACGAGATCCGTGTCCACGGCTATTGTTCTGACGTCATCCCGTACCTTGAAGGCAAGAAGTACAGGCCCTTCGTTTCTAAAGGCGAAATGAAGGAGCACGCCCTGGGAAGGGAAGATATATGGCACAGCGTAATCGGAGAAACCGCCGAGTGTCTGTCTATTGAAGAAGCCTGTGAGCGTTTCAGCTTTGAGCACATGGCAGAAAACTGCGCGTGGGGAGATCCTGCACGCCCGGAGCCCGTGGCCTATGACCTTGAGTGGGAGCTTTGCAGATGAAACTAAGGCCCTATCAGGAAAAGACCATAGACCAGCTTTACTCATGGTGGAACACCAACAAGGGCAACCCCTGTATAGTTCTGCCTACCGGTGCCGGCAAGAGCGTCATAATTGCGGCCTTCTGTCAGAAGGCTCTGCAGGACTTCCCCGGCACACGGATCCTGATGTGTACGCACCAGAAGGAACTGATAGAGCAGGACTATGCAAAGCTCCTGATCCAATGGCCAGAAGCTGACGCCGGGATCTACAGTGCTGGCATAGGCCTTAAGCAGCTGGACAACGCAATCACGTTTGCGTCAATACAGAGCATCTACCGCCACGCAGAAGAAGTTGGCCACGTAGATCTGATTCTGATTGATGAAGCGCACCTGATCAACCATGAGGGCACGGGCATGTACCGTACCTTCATAGACGATCTTACGGCTATCAATTCAGCCCTTAAGTGCATAGGCCTGACAGCCACGCCTTACCGCCTGGGACACGGCATGATCACAGACAAGCCGGCTTTGTTCAACGGCCCGCTTATTGAACCTGTGACCATTACGGAGCTCCAGGACCTGGGGCACCTGTGCCGCCTTACCAGTAAGGCCACCGGTGAGAAGCTGGAGGTTGATGGCGTCAAAATTGTTGGAGGTGATTATGCAAAGAATCAACTCCTGGAAGCTGTGGACGTACCAGGTAAAAACGAGGCCGTTGTCAATGAAGTTATACGCCGCGGGTCCGACAGGAAAGCGTGGCTGTTCTTCTGCAGTGGTGTATCTCACGCAGAACACATCTGCGAGCTTCTGATAGAGCGCGGGATCTCCGCTGCGTGCGTTACCGGAGACACACCGAAGGCAGAGCGCGAGCAGATCCTGCAGGACTTCAAAGACGGAAAGATCAGAGCCGTGACCAATGCCAACGTATTGACCACCGGCTTTGACCACCCCGGTATAGACCTGATCTGCATGATGCGTCCGACCTTGTCACCTGGACTGTACGTACAGATGGCGGGGCGTGGCATTCGCACGGATCCGGGGAAGCCGAACTGTCTCGTTCTGGACTTTGCCGGAAACGTAGAGACACACGGACCTATTACTGAAGTAGTGCCGCCCAGGAAGGCGAGAAAGGGCAGAGGACCTGCGCCTACGAAGATCTGTCCGAACTGTCAGGAAATAATCCCTATGCAGTACAAGGCCTGTCCTGTGTGCTTCTATGAGTTCCCTAAGAAGGAAGAGACGGAGCGCCAGTTCATGCTGAGTAAGCTGGATATTAACGGCGGATCCAAGCATTACGAAATGGAAGTATTTGCCTGGCACTGGAGTAAGGGCGAGAGCAAAGCCGGAAACGAAATGCTCAAGGTCCGTTATTACTCTCCAGGCTACAAGGACAAGGTCAATGAGTTCCTGCTTCTGTGGCATGACAACATGTTTATCCGGGAGCGTGCTATAAGACGGCTCAGAGAACTTGCAGAACATGCCGGCGTAGAGCTCTGGGCAAGCTTTGCCAACGTGGATGACTTGTGCAGAGAACTGACAGCTGCCAAGCATCCTACACACCTGATTTATCACACTGAAAACAAGTATCCAAAAGTAGACGTATGTTTCTGGAACGAGGAGGAAATAAATGCAGTCTAACAACATCCCCACAGTAGAGGTGACAGGCCCCTATGTAATGACAACGAAGTACAAGAGGCCGCTGGAAGTGGTCATGTGGGATGAATTCCCGCAGATGCCAAAGTGTTGCTGGTTCTGCAATCACTTTGACCGCATCACTGCCAAGTGCGCCGTTTATGACCAGGTAGTCCCGGAAGACTACGCAGCCAAGAAGGACGCCTGTGAGGCGTTTGACGGAAAGATACCCTTTTGAGAGGTTGACTGATGTTCATAGGAATTGAAAACGTCACAGATTACCTGGAACGCCAGGACCCTGAGACTCAGATCCGAAAAGCCTTCTACATGGCTGACGTCAGCTATCCTGCTCCGCTGATCATGGACGGACAGATCCACCGCTTCCATGCAAATCCGCAGAAAGCGCAGTCCAATGAATCTGGCTGGTACGTCTTCTTTGATGGAGAGTATCCAGCCGGGGCCTTTGGGGACTACAGCCGGGACATATCCGTCAAGGTCGGCACGCACGGAGCCAAAGAGCTCACAGCTGAGCAACTTGCCGAGCGCGAGCGCATGATCCGGGAAGCCAGGGAGAAAGCCGAAGCTGAGAGGGCAGAGCTTGCCAAGAGGGCCGCCCAGGAAAGCAAGGAACGCTGGAACAAGGCCTCCGAGTGTAAAGAGCATGAATACCTTACCCGCAAGGGCTTAAAGCAGACCTACGGGGCGCGGCTTTATAGAGGTGCCCTGCTGGTGCCTATGTTCAACAAGGACGGCGATCTTGTGAACCTGCAGAGCATAAGCCTTAACAAAGAGGATCCGCAGAAGTTTGACAAATACTTCATTACTGGCGGAGCTTGCAAAGGATCCTACTGGTATATAGGCGAAGGTAAAGCCACATATCTCTGCGAAGGCTACGCCACAGCTGCAAGCGTCTATGAGGCCACCGGCATGAAGACAATTATTGCCTTCTCTGCCGGGAACCTTAAGAACATAGCAGCGCTTTTCCCTGGCGTCACTATCGTAGCTGACAATGACGCATCCGGCACAGGTGAAGACAAGGCAAAGGAGACAGGACTTCCGTACATCCTGATCCCGGAGAAGGGTATGGATGCTAATGACTATGCTACCAAGTACGGAACTTTAGCATTGTCACAAATACTGAAACCGCTTCCGTCCTACAGGCTTTACAACGGAATAGATCTACTTTCAGAGCCAAAGCCGAAGAACTGGATCATAAAAAACTGGCTGCCAAAAGGCCCGGCGTTTTGCATGACCTTCGGACCATCCGGCAACGGTAAGACCTTCGTAGTTGTGGACAGGATGCTGAGCATTGCTACCGGACAAGCTGACTGGTGCGGCAACAAGGTGAACGAGTGCAAGGTCCTGTACCTGTGCGGTGAAGGATCTCTGGATGTACGCGCACGTATAGCCGTGTGGTGCCAGGAACACCATATAAACAAGCTTGAGAACTTCTACATGTCAGAAGAAGCTGCACACATAGACAAGCCAGACGGAATGAACCGCGTACTGGGAGCCCTGAAATACTACGGCTTTGAACCTGATCTGATTGTTGTAGACACGCTCAACCGCTTCATGGAAGGGGACGAGAATGACACGCAGGACGCCGGAGCTTTTATATCCGCATGTGCACAACTTCAGGTCCGCTTCAACGCGTGCGTATCTATCGTGCACCATACAGGACTGTCAGAAGAAGCACAGCACCGTGCAAGAGGATCCTCAGCCTTCCGGGGCGCTTTGGACATGCAGGACATGGTCACAAAGAACGGAGACACCTTCTGCATCCAGCAGACCAAGAACAAGGGCGGAAGAGAACAGGAACCGGTATACATGCAGCTCGTTGACCATGACATTGCTGGCTGGATGGATGAGGACGGATTACCTGTCACATGCGCCACACTGGTACAGACAGACCGCACCCAGATGGAGCCGGAAAAGAGTGCCAAGCAGATAGAGGACGAAGAGATCATAATCAACGCCTTCATCAATGCCGGATACATTCTGATGGACCGCTGTTATATCGACAAGCAGAAGCTGAAAGAGCAGCTGATTGACTTCAACCCACAGTGGAAGAACCCGGAAGAAAACTTGAAGAAAACCCTGAGATGCAGGAAGGGAAGCTTTACCGGAAAGCTCAGTTTTATTGAGCGTCTGGTGGCTTATGGAGACATAGAACTGGATGCGGATAGAGGCTATTGGTGCAATGACATTGTCATTAACAACATAGCTCATCCGTACTGGGATATAAGCCTAAGGGAAACAGGGGAAACCAAGGGGAATTCCCGGTAGTTTCCCCAGGGTCCCATGAGGGGGAACCTTGTGGGTATATCCCCTATAAGGGGATACCCAGGTTTCCCCAAGGGACAACAGGAGGACAGAACATGCTGGAAAGCAAGATACAGGCAGACATAGTGAAGGCACTTTTTAAGGCTGGTTACTACTGCCACAGCGTGCCGAATGAGCAGGGCCACGGCAACGCAATAAGGACCGGGCAGCTCATAAGTATGGGCCTCCGTCCTGGCGTGGCTGACCTGGTTGTTTGGCTTGGATCCGGTAAGGTTGCCTATTTGGAAATCAAGAACGAAAAGGGCAAGCAGTCGGACAGACAGCTGGCCTTTGAGAAGACCTGCTTGAGCCACGGCTATCCGTACAAGGTAGTCCGCTCAGTGGATGAGGCAATGGAGTTCGTAAATGGATTGTAAGTGGTTAGAACGTGACGGGCAGTGCCTGTTGTTTCTGGAACCCTGCAAAGGTTCCGACTGTCAGTACAAGGAGGGAAAGAAAAATGTTTATGAAAATTCTGTTTCTGCTGTGGATCGGATGCGTGGTGGGAATAATCGTCAGCATATCCGACCTGTTGAACATAACGGAGAGGTCAAAGCATGAAAGCAATACCGATAATCAGCATAAGAGAGAACAGAACTGACTTCCATCCGACCATTACACAGGCGGCTGCGTTCTACCAGGTGAGTAACTACACGGTTATCAATGCAGTGTTCACCGGAGATCCATTACCGGATGGCACATGCTTCGACCTGGATCTGTCTGTAACGGATAGCCAGGAACGCAGACTACGCCGAGCTTGGCTGAACAGCAAGAGCTCAAGCAGCGGAAGAGAAGAACTAAGGAGGCTAATAGATGGGAAGCCTGAAGAAGAATTGTAAGACGCCTGGCTGTCCGAACCTACATACCAATAGGAGCGGATACTGCAACGAGTGCATGGCCAGATATGCAGCCACGCATCCTAAGACGGAAAGGGTAGAGACAAGGCCCAGCGCTTATGAACGTGGATACGATTCAGCCTGGCGGAGATTTGCACATAGGTTCCTGATCAACCACCCGGTTTGCGCTATCTGTGGCGCCCCGGCTACACAGGTAGATCACAAGAGTATGCCGGCAGACGTCATGCTCAAGGTCTACGGTGGCAAGTTTGATTTGGAAGAATCACACTACCAGGCGCTGTGCGTTTCCTGCAATACCCGGAAGGGAAAGACACAGGACGTCAGATTCAGACGCAAGTTTGAAGACGATCTGAGAAGGCTGGAGACGGGGGGCGGGTCGCAGAAAAACGAAAGCGGTCAAGCTAC